CACTGCATCTTTTCACACATTGCTCACTCCTCCTCTATTCTCCCCCTAACATACTCCTCAAATACAAGATATGTTTCACACTTCTTAAATATGTAATGTAAATCTTCATCATATATTTCGTCGTGTAAGTTCTTGCAATTGTCCAATGCCTCTTCGATCTTGTATATCACCCGTCTATCTAGCTCATATTTTTCTTCCCACAGTTTTAGTGTTAACTCATAGTCTTCAGGTCTACAATCTTCAACAAAACCTATGCATCTTCTCTCCCATCTTTCAAAAAGTTTCTGACTTACTTCTTCCTCAGGAACCTCCTGTCCTAATCGTATTAATGTCCTTGCATACTTCTCAAACAATGGTAAGTTCTTTGCCCATCTGAGTATTCCCATTCCTTCTACATAAGCGAGTTTTTGTAGTTCAAATTGTATAATCTCAGGTCTGTTTGTATTAGTTTTTACAGCTGTTGTGAAAGGTGTTGATACTAAAAATCTCTTCAGTTTTCTCATCCATCTAAAACTTCCATCCCCTCTTTGGATACAATCTCTTGAACAAAAGTCTATAAATGATGTGTCTATTTCATCTTTATACCAGTGTCCTAAACCTTGTTTGTCAAACCTATTTTTTGCAAATATATAGTGCCATTTTTCTCTCAGTTTATCCATAAATTTCTTCTTGATTATGATTAGAAAATCATCACCTAATACTATCAGTCCATAGTCTCCTGCATGTACTAGAATGAACCCTGTTTCCTTACTATACTCGAATTTTACTTTCTTTAAACCTAATACTTTTTCACAATACCATCTTAATCTCTTGTAGTTTCTTTCTGTATTTCCTACTGTTGTATCATTTGATCCAGTTCCCTGTTTACCTAAAAAGGCTAATATAACATCTTTGAACTCCTTAAATGATATGTATTGTGTTGACACTCCGTTTAAGTTCTTCCATACATCCTCCATATTATCTGCCCAATCAACGTCCATTGTCTTAATTAATTCTAAGAAATAAGGTAGATCTGTTTGTATCCTCTCCTCAAAAGATTGTGTTGCATCATTACAACTTAAGTCTCCATTTATTATTATGTAATCGTCAAGATTTTTTGTTATTCCTTCTAGAATATTAGCTGTATCCTGCCAGTCATGCCCACATGCCATTTCTGGATTCAATTTACATAATACTTTGGTCATTCCGTAGACTGCTCTGTACATGTATTTGCAAGTATTTTCTGATTGTTGGATTGGTCTTGGTCTCTCCTCACTTTCAACCCCAATATTTAATTCATCTGTCTTAACAGAAATTTCAAACTGTGCACATTTGATTATTCTTGTGTTCAAGTCAATCTTATAGTGTTCAACAAATTCTCTGACATAAGTTTTGATGTTCTTCATCCAGTCTTCTGTTTTTGTTTTCATCTCATATTCTCTGAACTCCCTAATCCATTCTACCATCTCACTTTTATACCACTGTACATAATTTTCAAGCATTTTTGGATCTGGACTGGGTACTGGATTCACAACTCTCAATAATGCTGCCCACTTATTTCTAGCACATGAATGAAATTTACTTGGGAATAGTCCAAAATGGGGACCTTTTGTTTTTACGGCTCTGTCTTCTTGTCTATCACATTCAAATACTTTGTCAAAAAGGCTACCATCATTTTCCTTAGTAAGTCGTTTGTCTATATTTTTAGGAAATTTCTTTATCTGTATTATTTCTCCAACTGGTAACCCTCGTATCTCTGCTACTCTCTGATCAAAGCCTAATTTTATACACTCTTCGATCTTCTTTCCTTTCTTGTACCCGGTCAACCTATTACCTACACAGAAACTGCTATATTCTACAGGTTTATCTCTATGTTTAACTATTGCATTTGCCCCTCCGTATATAGCTCGCAATCCTCTATAGAATTGATATCCTAGATAAGTTAATAGACTTGCTCCTATTATATTTGGTACGTTGTCGTAGGTATTTTTTGTGAAATTCCATAGTGCTCTCCATCCACTACCTGTTTGGTTGTTTTTCATATTGCTATAGATCCTCCAAAACCAGTAAGCTCCTGGTAAGCATCCTAGCAACTGTCTCCCTCTAACTTTAATTGTTTTCATGGTATGTTCGACTATTCCTTCATCTTCGTTTATTTCTAACTCTTCTTCATCTTGCCTTTCTATTCTCCTCAAAGCTAGATTGAATTTTCCCAATATTCCTCTTGGTACTATTCTCGATATTCCGTTGATTGCATTCCTAACTTCCTGTCCAACTCCATCTACATTGATTTTATCACCTATACTCAATATATAAGCTCCTGCTAATTCTTGTGCTATGTAAATAGCATTGAGATCCATTCCATTTCGATTACTCTCCTCTGCTAAATGCTTAGCTGTCACGTTCAAACACCTCTGCACTGTGTAAGTTGTTAATAATTGTCTAAACATTTCAAGAACTTTCTTTGGTGATGCTTGTATTGTTATGTTCTTTGCTGTTGCCATGTCTTTCAGATTTGCATCATACATATAAAATCTATAGTTTGACATTTCTATAACATTTTTGCCTATTGTTAACTTGTTTGTATTGAATATATTCTTGAATACTTGGAGACCCTGTAAGTCCTCATGATCTATTTTCTTAACCTGGAAGACTGAAGGAGTCACTTCCATTAATCGATATGCACACCCATCTTCAGTATATTTCCACATAGTTCTCACTGTATAAAAACCTTTCCCAAATGATATTGTCATTACATTATCGTCTACATGCATTGGAAAGTTTGGGTGTGAGTATGAATTACATGAATTATTACCATTGGCGTACATCTCTACATTCCCATCTCTTACCATAACTTTCATTCCTGGCATCACGTAAGTACCATTTTCTTCTGGAAATGTCCATCCTACCATGTATTGAGGACATTTTCTTGACATCTCACATATATATGAAAGTACTTCAGGGTAATAGTGTACATCTACATGGATTCCAACCATTGGTAATCTTGGAATTTCTATGACTTCTCTCTCAAATGTTACTCCTGGTACGAGGACTTCTGTGTGTTCTTCATCTTCTAAAAATGATAGTACTGAGATAAATCCTATATTTTGTAGTGTTGCTACTTTATATTCCCTATGGTCGGTTCTAACTATTGGTATTCCTCTTGTCTGAAATGATTCTCTGAAATAGTATATTGAACCCCTCATTTTCTTTAATAGTGGATTTTCTAAATATTGTTGGAACACTTGATAACTGTGTTGTGTTGCTCTATAAAGTGTACCTGCATCTACCTTAAGTGTACCATCTATAGACTGTAATATAACAGCTCCTGGATCAATCATAGGTAACATAACATAAGCCTTCATTGAATAATCCTCACCTATATCTAGCATTCCTGCTTGGGGTTGGGCTAGTCGTAGATAATCATAACTAGCATATAGCCAACACCATCCATCACCAGGATTTTTAATAACTGCTTCTCTTGGAATGCTGTGTATATAATGTTCTCTGCTCTCCCACGTTTTTAATTTATCTGTTATCTCATTACAAAAATCTGTTTGGCCTGGTTTTATTGGTCTTTCTGTTATTATTATTTTCTTCTGGAGCTCTTCTGGTAATGTCACCATGTATTCATCTCTTCTCTTTCTTCTGAATTCATCTGCTGCATCCAAAACTGGTGACTCTGTTATTATGTGATCTGTGTATCTCTTCATTCTTGGTATATTTGCTGCTATTGAATGGATTATTGCATTTGCTTGTAGGGTTTTTCCATCACTTGAAGTACTTCCGAAATACTCTAGTACAGCTAAATCTGTTGCATACTCTCTTAATATATGTCCCAGCTCATGTTCATTAGTTGAATTTGTTGTACATAGAACACGGGTTGGGTCGGTCTCTATTTCCTTAGTTAAAGGGTTGATCATACCCCAGTTTCTATTGATTTTGCAGCATCTGTTGAATACCTCCTTATCCACTGTTCTGCTCACATTTACATAATTGACACTTTTCCCTGGTTTCCAATATTTAATTTCAGGTTCAACATGTTTGGTAGGTTCTTTATTTGCTCCCCTCTTGTCTTTCTTGTCCTTCTTTTTCATCCCTATTGGTGTGTTGTTGACTATGATCTCCACTATCTTCTTTGATAAACGGTATTTGTCTCTCTGTTCTGTTAATCCATTAGGTTTGAGTAAAAATGCATGCCCCCGAGTTAGTAATACTGCCCCTTTCTCATCTATCTCTAGCTGTTCATCTATATTAAAGTAGTAAGCTTCTTTATAATCTGAATAGGCATAGTTGATTTTACATCCTTTAATCTGGTTTGTATTATATATCAAATTTCTCATATCTTGGGGGTGTTCTTTGAATCCACTGTTCTTCAGGTCTCTCAAATACATAGCAATTTCTTTATCACTCCATGATCTCTTTCCCCACATTATGTTTTGAGCTGATAGTATTATATCTTCTGTCTTCATAATACTTGTATGATCTGGTAATTCTCTCACGATCCTAGCTACTTTCTCTTCTCTATCTTCTGTTCTCTCATAAACCTTGTTTTCTTCTAAGTAATCGTTTAGAGCCAATGCCCAACACCATCCTTCTCCATCATTCTCAACATATCCATCGGTTTTAATTTTTGATGAGTATAATGAAAAAGGCCATGCTGAACACGCTGTTACTGATTCTGGTAATTGTTCATGTGGTACTCTATTTCTTTGTGGATATTTGATACTGAAACCTCCATTATTCTTAACTCTCTTCTTTTGGTATTCTTCTCTATCCTTTCTATCTTTTACTATTTTCTCAACGAATTTTTCTACCATTTTCTTCTGATTTTCTTTCTTCTGCCTATACTCTAACATATTCTGTCTCAGCATTTTGTTTAAGGCAAACATTATAAAGGTAGTTCTCTTTTTCTTCCCCTCTATTTCTTCATTTGGGCCAAAGAAGTAATTATAGAGTGATACAGTTAGATCGACTGTTTTATTAACTATATCCGTACTACTCTTTTGGTAATCATAACTAATAACATCTGTAGTTGTTGTTGATACAGTTTGGTACAAACTACATGTGTTATCATATATGATATCCTTAATTGTATCTAAAATATGTTTGTAATTACCTTTATATTTATACATCATTTTCTTTATTAAATTTTCTTGCCTCTTATCTTTCACTAGGATTTTACAATATTCTCTAACAAGTACACCTCCACCGTTTTGTGGTCTTTGTGTCACTTTGTAGCAATGTGCTTTACTAGTGTCAAGAGCCCTTGTTAAAAGCCCTTTATACACTTCAAATTTCTCATTGAAAT